CCTAAGTCGTTGATTACCAGCAATTAGACATAATGTGTATTGTACGAACGCTGTTGACTATCAACAACTTATGAAAAGAATTTTAACAATACCACCCCCACAGTGTAATTTTATAGGGTGCCGAGGGGGTTTTTTCTGTTCGCGTATATAGCGTAAGCCCCTCAAATTTTTCTACCAAAAATCCAATATAGTTTTGTCTAAAGAGTTAGCAGGTACTGTCTTCATCGTCCTCCTCCTCATCTTCTTCTAGCTCTAGTAGGATGACACTGGTAGCTAATATGTCGTATTTAACGAACTCCAGGACACCTAAGATTGTTTGGTCGTTCAAATCGAACTCCCCTTTATAACGATTTATTAAATTACATAAGTCGTTGGTTAGCAAGTCTGTCTGAGTATCTATGTCCATATCTTAAAATTTAAGGCTTTACAAATCTGAAAATCGTTTATAATGTTATCTATAACTTATAAGGAGTCTTTCTTTAAAGACTATCTTTTAAAGACTACTTTAAAGTAACCTTAACAAGAAGTCGATACTTCGTTCTTCTCCTTCTTACCTTTTAAAGTAAAGACCAAGACAAAGACCTTCTTTAACTTACCCTTATATTAAAAACTTTTTAAGGCTAGGTGTGTCTAAAGACCAATAGTATCTTTCTTTTAACATATATTTAATTAAGAAGTTCTTAAAGGAGGGAGGGTCTTCGTCAGGGTCGACCCTCTTTTAAAAGTAGTATCTGTAAAGATATGTATTTAAACTAACTACCGAAGCACCTATATTAATCACTAAGATGTAAAGATATGTTATAATTAAGAAGGTAGAGCGTTAGCTATAGCTTCTGCAACAGCAGGTACAACAGCATTACCAATCTGTAACATCTTAGAGGTCTTACCTCCTGTCATGTTCCAAGATTTGTTAAACCCCATAAGGGTAAGATGATCTTCTATTGTTAAATGTTTAAACCCAGTAAATCTAAAAGGTTTACCCATAGGTCTACCATCATACCATTTTAAGGGTATTCTTCTTATAGTAGGACATACTTTATCTAAAGAATACACAGTGGAGTTAAAACCATCTAGTAGTCCTTCTCCTTCAATATTTGTTAACACATCTTTTATGTAAACTTTGTTACTATTCAAAGGTATGTTATTTAAATCAAAACTAGCAGAGAAGAATCGTTTTCTTCTTTGAGCTATACCAAAGTCTTGAGCATCTAAAGTTACACCTTCTTCCCCTTGTTTAGCACCTACAACATTCTCCCACGCCCATTCTTTAACAGCTAACCGTTTAAAGGCATCTATAAGTTCTTTATCATTGTTTCTGTTATAGTAGTTAGCTTGACTAAACTTCTGACAAGGAGGAGAACCTATTAACAAATCATGTTCAGGTAGGTCTTTAATTGTTAAAGTTTTAACATCAGCTTGTATAGCTTTAGCGTTAGGAAAGTTTAATTGGTAAGATTCTAAAGCTTGTTTATCAAGATCAACACCAGCAACTATGTTAAACCCTGCATCTTGCATTCCTTTAGAGAATCCACCCATACCACAAAATAAATCTACAACTCTCATTAAGACCAAAGCATAGCCCTAGGACCTTTAAGACTTCTCTTATGAAATGAATCTACAAAGGACGTTAGTTCTTTGTCCAGGAGTTCCTGTTTACGATAGTTAATATTATTGTTAACATCTTGATTCATTTGTTCTACCCAATAGTTAACAGCAATAGAGAGAGCATCTAATCTATCATCGTTAATAAGGCTACCTTTATCCTTTGTTATCCTTGATAGTTGATAGATAAGCATATACTTAGCTTGATGTTCAATAGGATAGGACTGAGCACTCTTATAGTCTTGTTGAACAACAGAAGGATCAATAATCAGTTTATGTTGATTAAGTACAGGTTCAAGGACATCAATGATTCTAAGTTCCTTTTGTTTGTTATGTCTTACTTCTTCAATGGAACAAGGATAGGAGGTCATAAACAAAGGTTTAAGAAGTTCCATGAACATACCATCACCAAAGTTAGACTCTATAATGATTTTGTTAACCTTATTAGTCTTGGCAATGTAGACTAGTTGTTTAAGAGTTTGTTCATCGTATCCACCTTTAAGACCACCAGCTTCAGGAACAAAGAGTTGACCGTTAAGCATCTTAACCACAGCATACCCAGTTTCATCCTTACCTCTACCACTAGGGTCAATAGACAACACAGACCCAGTATATTCAATCATATCACCAAGAATCTTAAAGGGCTTATGAAATCTATCACCACCTAGACCTACATTAGGAATATCTTTATTTTCAAAGGACGGATCAGAAGACCACATAATCTTTTCAGGAGCTAGGTCTACATCAACATCTGTTATAATTAAATCGTTAACCTTTAAAGGATACCTATCCGCATCCGACAGACGAGGGTTAAGCATGAACTGTAAAGCATACCCAGTCCTACCGTACGATAACTTTCTTTCTTCAAGGTCCAGATCAGTAAACCTAGAAGGTTCTGTAGATCGTCCTACCGACTCATCTGTTATCTTTTCAGTAAGATACGGAGCAATATCGTTATCGTAGTTCTTCAGTACTAAGTCTTCACTGGGATACTCAGAGGTCCATATACGAGCCTCATAGCCCCTCTCACGCAGTTTGTTATAAATAGAGTCCTCGCATTGGGGTGTCCCTAGAAAGAGAATCCTAGAGGTGTCTAAGGGCTTTAAGATAGCTTCAAACTCTTTTACTTGTTCATCTAGCTTATCACGCATCCCTTGAGTAGCAGAATTGTTAGGTACTTCAATATCGTCTGCAATGATGATGTCAGCACGGCTACCTGTTAACTGAGAGGATATACCTAGTGACTTAACGGAAGGAGCGTGAGCAGCTGGAGCAGGACCGACATCGAAGGCAATCTTAGAGAACCTTTGATCCTTTTTAGGGATTAGTCCTTGAAGAACAGGAATGTCGTGTATGATTTTCAAGGTGAAGGTGGAGAAGTCATCAGCACGGTTCTTAGAAGCAGATACAACAAGGATGTTCTTAGTGGGGTCTAGGAGGAGTTGATGTACAGCATAGGCAGAACATATCCAAGACTTACCTACACCACGGAAAGCCATGATAACAGATCGTTTAGGACCGTGTTGCATGAAGTCTGCAATGTCATATTGTAATCCAGTAGGATCAGGTAGGTTCAAGTGTTTCCAAACTACATATAAGAAGTTACGGAAGTCCTTGAGTTGTTTAAGCTTTTCAATACTCATTGCTGCTTCAACTCTCTCTCTTTCGGTGTTGTAATTACTTTGTAGCTACTTTTTGCTTTAGTTGTATATCGTCTTCAAAGGGGAGTACTTCATTGAGTAGGTCATTAAGGGGAGTATCTTTCCCACTTGTTAATACTATCTCGTTATCTTTAAGTAATTGTCTAGCACCGTTCAGTAGTGATGGATTGTACTCACCAGTCTCGTGCATCTGATCGATAGCTGATTTGTAGGTATCTGCTACATAACCTTGTAATTTACCTAGTTCTTCAAAAGTCTTCATAATATATTGTTAACACTTCCAACGTCTAAGAGCTAACGCTTTTCTAGTGGGTCTACCTTTAGAGTCCTTCATTGGTCCTTTGTTACCTGACATCCTAGCACAGAAGCTACGCTTCCTAGGACCACCACCAGGCTGAGGAGCTTTTAAGTTAGACCCTGTAGCCTTGTTATACTTAGCCCTGCCTTTAGCCGTGAGACCACCCTTCTTGCTCTTCTCACCTCTACCTAAAGATAACGATACACTTCTCACTTTTTAAAACCACGCTTCATATTAGCGTAGGAATTAGGTGTAATGGTAGACTTCTTCTTGCTACGACTAATGCCTAGCTTTCTTCTTCTGTTAATATTTGCGTATAATCCTTTTTTCATCGTTTAATTAATATCTCCATCATTCTATCTAGTTTACCGTTAATCTCTTTAACAGTGGTTTCAAGTCCACTCATTCTATTCTCTACCGCAGTGTCTCGTTCTCTTTGAGTAGCCAGTTCTACTTCAATCTTTGTTAATCGTTTCTCGTCTGTATCCAGTCGATCTGATAGTTTCTTTATGACCCATCCGATCACGGCAAGTATAACGCCAAGAGCGGTGTCTAAGAAGTGGGAAAGTGATTCGGTCATTGGCTTATGCGACCGCTATAGTTGTGACTGTACCGCTAGAACCTTTAAACTTTAAAGCACCACTTTCGACATAAAGATAACCTCCTCCAGTCGGATTACCACTAGGTGCTCCTGTTGTATCTTTTATAAGAATGTAATCAGGTCTGACTGTAACAACTTCAGGAATAGGAGTGCCACCTGATGTATCACCAGCACATAAACCCAAGGAATTATGACCTTCAACTCTAGCTCTAGAATTATGAACTACATCTATTGTAGTAGAATCATCACTTATAACTCTTACATCATAATCATCAGTGCTAGGGTTTTTTAAATCAATAAAAGCTGTGAAACCAGTACCCCCTCCTAGTTCCATGCTTACATTTCCTGCGTTGGTGACTAATATATCTCCATCTACTTTTAAAGAATGAGCACTGGAAGCTGAAGTACCTATACCTACTTTTCCTGTAATAGAAGCGTCACCATTTTTATCTAACGTCATTAACGTTCCTTGTGTCCCTGTTCCGCTAAAATTAGTAAATTGAAAACTTCCGTTTGAATCAATAAATAAATCTCTTACTTCATCTGTAGCAGCATCATAAGTCAACCGTAGTCCTGGACCTTCAGCAGCTTTAGTAATTAGAATGTTACTGCCATTAGATACTAAACCATTTACTGTATAAGCTTGCGTCTCGTCTAATTTACTAGGAGTAATAGCACCATCTAATATTTTAGCAGCTGTAACAGCAGTGTTAGCTAACTTATCGGTAGTAACAGCATTAGTAGCTAATTTAGCGTTAGTAACAGCAGTGTTAGCTAATTTAGCGGTAGTAACAGCACCATCAGCAATCTGAGTTGTTCCTATTGTACCTTGTGTAAGAGGAATGCCTAACCCTCGTTGAATAATTACAATGTCTTCCCCTCCAGCTAAAGAAGGAATAATTGTTAAGGTATCTGTGTCAGGGTCTACTGTGTAATCAACTGTAGGTTCTTTTACTAATCCGTTAACACTAACATCATATGCACTGTCTCCTAGTACATCGGCATCAGTAACAGTATAAGTTGTGTTCGCTCCTGCTGTACCTGTGAACTGCCATTTAGAAGGAGGAGTAGAAGCACCAGCAGCAATCTGTTCTACTTTTTGATCTACATAGTTCTTAGTAGCTGCGTCACCTGTTAAGGTAGGTGTACTTACATTTAATATCTTATTTGACTTAGCATCCCAATCTGTTCCTCCTGGTCCTATTTGAAGAGAAGCTTCATTTAACTCAGCGAGTTCCTCATTTAAAAATCTATTGTGTTGATAAGCAAAGTCTAACTCTGTTTCTGTCAGTACTGAACCATTTACAAAATCTACTAGGTTAGTATCAGGTTGACTGTTCCTTCTTACACGAACTACCTGACCTGCTGTAGCTCCGCTATTTAAAACTACTTTGTTAGCAGGAGATGTAACCAATGTGAAGGCAGCTGTATCTACTCCGTTGATTTCAACTTTAACGTGTTCAGCTTTAAGATAAGAAAAGGAAAACGCAAAATCTGTCTGAGACGCTGTTGCAGTGTAGTCTACATATGTATTAGCCATAGTAATATATTATTAGTTTGTTTGTGATAAAAGTTCAAGCACTTCTTCTCGCTGCATCCCACCTTTTAAACCTGCTCTAGCTTGTGTTAATGAAGAGTATTGTGCATTTAAGTCAGGATACTCTCTAAGCATTTGTCTTCTAGCTTCTTTTCTGTACTTAGTTAGAACACTATTTAACTGCTGTATTCTAGGACTAGGAAGACCAGGTTCAGAGTCTGGTGATAACCTTTGGTAGTTCCTTGACTTTATAAGTTTGTTCAAGGTTTGCCTAAGAGAAAGACCACGAAGCTTAACAGTTTTTAATAACTCTAGTTGTCTATCGTTTGCAGACTGTCCTTTATCGTTTTCATATTCTAACAAGTCTATCTGACCCCCTAAACTAGGAGGAGGGTTTCTGAAGGCGTGGTTCAAACTTGCCATCTCTGTTAGGATAGGATCATTCTTTTTAGTAGACAATCGAATAGGATTAATAAAACCTGTACCCATCCATTGTTCTGCTACATATTCCTCTCCCAATATATTACGTTTAGTATCCAACGAACCACGCATACCTAGCTTGCGTTTAACTGCGTCCATTACAGACCTTGTTTCTTTTATCGCTTGAGTATCGTAGTCGGCTGTTTGAGAAATTAAATTAGGAACTAACGAACCTGCATAATTCCTTCCTAACTTTTCTACATAACGGTCAGGATCACCTAAAGCATCTGCCCACATTTGAATACCAGCTAAGTATGACTTGTTGGTAGCGTTTCTTGTTAAAGCTAATACCATTGATGTTGTAGCGTGTTCTAACAGGGATTCATCAAAAGATGCTTCTTCTCTTATTCCTGTCTCAACTAAATCAGCTACAACACCTAAAGGAGTAGCTAAAGGATCAAGTTTTTGATAACTGAAATAAGTGTCGCCCATTTTAATACTATAGGGTCTCCATCCAGTAGCCATTAAAGCTTCTTTCTCTCTTTCGTTACTAGGTCCACCTCCTGTTATGTACTCTCTATTGTTATAAGCTACATCGATTAAAGCTCCTACAGTAAGAGTTCCTGTCACCACCTTACCTCTCGCTCTTGCCTTTAAGATAGGGTCTGTACTATTAAATTCAGCAAACAATCGCTCCCTTTCTTCTTTTAACACAGTAACAAAAGGAGTTCTCTCAAAGGCAAATTTTAAGATATTAGTAGGAGTACGAACAAAAGGAACTACAAATCTTAAATAAGGTATTTTATTAGTTGCCTCTTGAATTACTTTACCTAATGTCTTGTCCTGCAACTCTTTAGTAAATGTTAAGTACTGAGCTTCCTCCATTGAATACTGCATAAGTGCAGATGAATCAGGATTAAAGTTATCGTCCTTGTATTTGATTATAAAATCAGATTTATCTTTTCCTTTAAGACCTTGCTTATCCGCTATCAAAGAAGCCTCTCTAACAAGACCTTCTTCAGACATCATCCGTCCACCTTCCGTTACTATTCCGTCAATAGTTTTATTAATATGCCCAGCTAATGCTTTAGGATCACGAATACCTTGTTGGATACCTGACATAGCTGCTTTCATTCTAGCAGCTCTACGATAAGCTAACTGTTTAAAAAACTCATCAGAGGTTAACAATAACCTACTCGGAAGTCTTATATAACTAGCGTATTTATCTATTGAATCTTTAGCTGAGTCTGAAACAATACCACCTATAGGAGATTCGGCTATACGTTGACCAGTAATAGAAGCTCGTTGACCTTCTTCAAAAGCACGGTTGGATGGGTCTAGTAAATTGTCTTGGTCTTTGAATGCTTGTTTTGCAAATTTACCTGCTTCCTTAAACATCTCACCATCTGACCAAGAAGCTATAACAGCCTTTACTACATCCATGTTACCACTCGCAACACCACCTGCAACAGCTTCTAAAGTAGTCATCACCTGAGTCAATACATTACCCATTATATTAACCATCTGTGTCTTAGGACCACTCAATATAGAGTTCATCCAGTATTCAGTAGGCATATCTAAGAAATGTTTACCTTGTGCTTTCTTTGCTGTATTTAACAACCTAGCTAAACTTCCATCTAAATCGTTTGGATCAATATGTTCTTTAACTAGCTTAACCATACGCTCTGGTTTCATATTACCAGAGTTATTAACAAACTCGTTACGTATTCCTTCAATCTGAGACTCAGCTTCGTTAAGACCTAACTTACGCTTTCCGAAACCTTCATCTCTAGCTTGTAAAGTAATAGCAGTTTCTCTACCTATCCTACGATATACATCTGCTACTGTTAATAGTTGTTGGAAAGCATTTTTCAACTTAGTAGTGGATACAGTGCCTCCACCTGTTTGATCAAACTCTTTAACTATCTCACTGACATTCTGTATAAGTGCTTTACCTTGTTCTCTGTAAGATTGTTGTGTTATACGAATATCACGTAATACTTTCTCAGCGTCTTCTCCTTCTTTAGCTTGTGCTCTAACAGTTGTTTCGATTGCTTCGTCTATATCTGTGACTGCGTCTGTAACTGTTACTTTATCAGGATTAGCTTCGTAGTATTTCTCTAGTAAATCTTTTAGTACAACAACATCACCATCAGTCTCCAATGCAAACTGTGGTAATCTCGGAACACTTGCACCAGGTTTCATTAAATCTTCAGCATACCCTCTAAACTTCTCAGGTATAGCACTAAGGAACTCATCTTCTTTACCTTTCTTAAAGTCAGGCATCTCAGCAAAAGTCTTACCAAAATCTAAAGGTGCTTCTGCTCTCTTAGTTACATTACGCTGTTTTAAAAAGTCGTTGAATATCTTCTGCCTTTGGTCTATACCTAACTTAGATTTTAAAGAAGCAAACATATCCTTGAACATGATCGCTACTTCTTGTGCTATTCTTTTAAGTGTACCTGAAGGAGCTAAATCTTTCTCGTCTAACTTCTTTAAGAAAGCATCGGTCATCTCTTCTGCAAAGTATTCGTCTACATCTTTAAACCTATAGTTCTCAGATGTGTGCTTACCCTTTAAAAATCTTTCTAGTTCTTTAGGTATTGTTTTTTTAAGTAAGGAAGAAGGGTCAACAGTGTCATCTAAATCAACACCAAAACTCCTGATGTAATCTCTCCTAGCTTTATCAAATTGTTTAGTTAAGGAAGTAACATCTGTTTTAGGAAGATAACGACTAAGTCCATGCCAAAGCTCGTGGACCATAGTACGCTTAATACCACCCTCGTCTATAACAGATTGTCTTATTTGTAGTAGGTTGTTACCAAAGTTATAACGACCAGCAGATGGTATCTTATTTGTTATTGATAACGCAACATCACCAAACAAACGACCGCCTATGACATCAATAAATTTATCAATGTCTTCTATGTCCGCTTCATCTGCCTTTTTATATTGCTTTAAAGTTTGTAACCTCTTTTTTAATTCCTTAGCACCTCTCGGTATATCATCCATCATCCCTTCTTCTTCGTAGGTCTTAAATGGACGAGGTCTTCTTTCTACAATAGTATCAAAATCTTCTAAAGTTTCGTCAAGTTCTTCTACTCTTTCCTGTAGTTCTCTTTCTTCTGCTACTCTTACCCTATCCTTTACATCAGCAGTCCTAACATCACCTAACACACGAAGATCAGCCTCTTTACCTTCTATACGGTTTTCAAGTATAGAGATTCTAGTCTCATCAGCACCAGTAGCTTTACCTTCTTCTTTCTTCTTTAACAGTTCATCAAGCCTAGTTTTATCTTGGTCTAATTCTTTTTGTATAGCTGTTGATTCATCAGTGAATCTAGGCAGATCAGCTGTATCTGTAATTTTATTCATTCCTATTTGTTTAGGATCAAACACTACATAAATATCATCAGACATTGGATCGAAAGTATTTTTTAAAATAGCTCCGTCATGTCCTTTTTTCTTGGCTTCTTTAATAGCTTTAACATAGTCAGCGTAAGTTCTATCAGCTCCTTTGAAATCCACTATCTTGGGATTATTCATAGAAAGCGTAGCTTCTATAACACCTCGTTTATCTGCCGCAGGTTTTACTGCTTCGTTAAACGCTTCTTTAAGGTTAGCGACTACTCCACCTATAAATTCTTCTTGTGTTTCCGTCTTGTCTAAGGAGTTTAAAAATTTATCAACATCCCCCTGTTTTACTTTATCGTTCCACTTCCCTTTAGTATTTACTAGACCTGATTCAACTAACTTTTCCTCTACAAGCTCTAGTCCTTGTTTTTGTCGAGGGTCTTGCAGTGCATCTCTATAGTTATAGTAAGTATCTTTAATAGGTTTTACAGCAGGTGTTTTACCTTCAAAAGTTTCTACTATCTTCTCAAACAATCGACCTGTCGGTCCCTTAGTTCCTGAATACTTTCGAGCAGTTTTAGGTTTACGAGCAAAGAAGAAACCTTCCTTAGCAGAAGCTGCTCCTGTAAAAGAACCTAATTTAGTAGGATCAAAACCCTCTTCAAACACTACTTTAGCTTGAAGCGAGCCGTGATAACCTTTGATTTGAAAAGCTTTACCACCTTCAAGAGTATCGTTAACTGCCTGTGCTTGTTGTTCAGCATTGCCTCCTTTAGCTTTTACATCCCTACCACTCTTAATAGCTTTCAGAGACTTGATAAACACACCAGCTACAGCTTCAAGACCTAGACCTTCCAACACATTCTTCATGCGTCCTTCTATTTCCCCTTCATCTTCATCGTGTGCCAAGAACTCAGTAACAGGATTCTGTAACTCAGGTACTTGTTGGATAAGATTAGACAGTCTAGCTTCTTGTCCGTTAAAGAAAGTGAAGTCAGTAGCAGCACCTGCAACAATACCTTTAGTAACAGTACCTGCTTTAGCCAACGCACCTGCTCTACCTGCAAGACCAAACAAAGGTACAAAGCCTGTAGCAAACTGAGAGATACCTTCTACAGCACCACCTGCCATAGTTTTAGAAGTACCTAAGAACCTAGTATCGTAGTCAGGTAGTACATCAAAAGATAAGTAGTCTGCTAGGTTGTACGCTCCTTGAACAGCACCCTCTACACCTCGAAACGGAGCTGCAAGTATATCACCTGCGTAATCAAAAAAATCGTTATCGTCTTCCTTTAAAATATCTTCTGGTAATGCCATAGTGTTTTACTTTATAAGTCTTAATCTTTTAGCGAACTCTCGTTGATCCTCGATAAATTGTACAAGATCATCAATACCTATTATACTAGCTTTATCTTTTACTTCTTCAGGCATATCCTCGTTATTCTTTATGTCTTTAGCTTGTTCTAATGTAGCTATCGATAGGAGTCTAGTTATTCTTGTCCTGCTTTCAAACTCAGTTGCATCAAACCTTACTCTTCCGTCAGGTGATAAACCTCTTTTAAGAGTGTCTGTGCTAGTAAAAGTTTCTAAGAATCCGTTAATGTTCATCCATTCACTAAGCATTCCTTCCTGTTCCTCTACAGTATAACGAACACCAGGTTGTCCTTTAACAGTCATAGGGATAGCACCTGCCATAACTGATGTATCTGGAGTTGGTTCTACTTTCCAAGCGTTAGGGTCTAACTGTTCCGATAATATAGCAGAAGTTCTAATACCATATGACCTAAGAAATTCAAAAGATTTCTGTTTGTTCTCTGGTGTAGATTCTTTTGCTCCCAATACTTTTAAAGCTTTAGTTGTCTCTGCTAAGTCTCCTTTTTTCTTGTCGTATCCAAAAAGATTTTCTAGTGCTTTGTCGAACATACCTTTTTCAGGTGCTTCTAATCCCTCTTGTTTTGTTTCTAAATAATCTGCGACTCTTTTAGAGTCGTTATCTTCTTTAGTTTTTTTAACGGTACGATCTTTAAGTTGCTTCTGTAAGTCCTTGTAAAGTCGTTCATCTTCTTTCCTAGTAAACTCTAAAAGTTTATCTTGTCTTTCCTCGTTAGATAGAGGTGTCTGTGTAAGCTGTAGAGTATAATTATCTACATTTGTTTGAAACTCAGCTAAAGAATTTGTCAGTAGATTAAAACCTTCTGCATCTCCAATTAAAAGACCTTGTTGATCAAAATAACCTTTTACCTTCGTAGTGAAACCATCTCTTATAAATCCTAATCCAGGGGTGTTTCTTTTTAACTCTTCTTTTTTCCTTACATTAAAATTTACATTTGTAGCTAACCATGATTTAGCTTGGTCATTAAAACTTACAAAAGCTTTTTTATTATCTGCTAGGTTGGGATTGTTTAAACCAAACCGCTCTAAATCGTTTTTGTTTGTGAACTTTTGCCCTCCAAACTCCACCTCTTGTTCTCCGCTGTTTAGTTGATCATGTGCAAATTTAAAATCAGTAAGAGTACTCTCTGCTAATTCATCCCCTTCATCCTCTTCTTGACCTTCAAATATTTCAGCAGCTTTATTTATGACTCTTTCGTATTCTAAATACTCATCATCATTCATTTTAGCGTTACCAAACTTCAAGTTTTCTGCTGCCCAATTTAAAAATCCATCTGCTCTATCTTCATTGCCACTAGCAGCTAGTTTTCTAATAACAGAAGTAAAGACAGCTCGTTGCTCTTTCGGTGCATAAGCATTTAAATTTCCCCAGTCATCAGCGAAGGAGTTAAGAGTGTCTAAGTCATAGATGCCTGCTCTAGCTTCATCATCTAAACCTCCTGTTATATTTCTTACTGTTTCAAAAAGAGCAGAACTAGTAGAGAAAGCTAATTCTTCTTTAGCTATGGCTGACTGTCTTACTTCAAAGTTTGTTACAAGCGGTTGTATCTGTGGGTTTATCGCTTTTTGTAAACCTTGCTGTGCAATAACAGAACCTGCTAATCCAGGGTTATTTTGTATATACTCATCTCTTACTTTATTAATAATGTCAGCACCACCGTCAGGATCGTCTTCTAAAGGGTTAGCTAATCGTTTATTGATCTCAACCATCAAATCCCTGCCAGCTAACTTGCCTATCGCTTCTATCTTCCTTTTCTGATTAACAGGAGAAGTTAGCCAGCTCATAGCCCCTTTTCTTACTTGCTTATCAAACTCTCCTTCTGTCTTTTGAAGCATCGCTTGAATCTCTTCAGGACTCTGCTTTGATAACTCATCTTCAAATTGTTCTGCTTCTATGTCAGCTACCTGTGTGTACTGTTGTAAGATAGGATTAACCTGTGACAAAGCATCAGCAAGGTCCATCAACTTATTCCTACCAACTGCACCAGCTCTACGCTGACCTACACTGTATTGACCTGCTCGTTGAATAGTAGGTTGAATACCTGGAACTGCGTCACCTAACCCTTGTACTTGTACTCGTTCTGCCATGATTAAATTCCTAAATATCTTCCACCTGGTGTACCTGGGGCATAAGAAGCTGTTGATCCTGATATAGTACCTTTAGGTATTCCTGAACTAGTTCCTCCCATCCTACTGCTAATACCTTGCCCTGCTGCATATCCACTCAACGCTTGAGAAGTACCTTGCAACACAGCACCTAGAATACTAGGTTGACTGACAGGTGGTCCTATAGGTTGATTAATACCAAGCTGACGTTGAGCCGTAGCAAACTGAGCTTGTTCAAGTGCTAACCCTGTACCTACTCCTGTTAATTCTTGTTGTCTTAAAGAAGCTGCTCTGTACCCTGCTTCCTGTCTTGAGTAGTCATCCATTAAAGCTTGTACACTCGCCCCTGCAACACCTGATTCACCTGCTGAAACTCTCGCCCTAGCTAATGCTTCTTGGGATTTCCTGCTGACTTGTTCTAGTTCCCTCGCGGTAGCCTCCTGTTTCTGTGCTTGCTGCATTCTAATGCTTGATTGCTCTTGCATGAATCGACTTCTTTCAGCAGCTGCCGATTGTGCTTGAAACGCTGCTTGTTGAGCTTGAGCGGCTGCTTGTTGTTTAGCTTGTTGTCTAGCACCTGCAAATTGAACTCCTGATTGGAGACCACCTACTACTGCCATTGCTACTGCTGGGTTACACATAATAAATTACTTCCTCTCTATCTTAAATGACTTATAACCTGAGATATTGCAATCCTCAAAACTAGCACCCAACCAAGTTAACCACCTGACACTGAGTGTATTAGCTTCCATGACATAGTTTGTTAAGTAGTCAAAACCTTCCATCAAATCATCTATCCACACTTGTGAATCCTTAACAAACTTCTTCTTTATCTTACAAAAATTCCTTGTCCCTAACAACCAAGCGATGCCTACATTCTTTCTAGGAGCTACTCCAAAGCTTGCTAATAAACCATCTTGATCTGTCTTGATGCTGTAGCACTTACTACTTGATTCAAATGATCCGTACACAGCATCTCTAGGGTGAAACATTAGACCAATACATTCCATCATATCTTCTTCTCGTAAGTCATCGTATAACAAAGGAGCATCAAGGGTAGGCATACTAGGTTCTATTCTAACTTCCATATCTTCTACTTCTTGGTATCAACATCGATTCAAATTCAGCTGCAAGTATTTTCACTGGTAAAGCACTAGAAGATTTAATTTCAATAGTAGCGTCATTAGGTTGTGATTGAACAGGGAATCTGAAATGTCCGTCTTGAGGTACAAAATTATTGAGTGTTAAGTTAGAGCCTAGTATCTCAGGGTTAAAAGCATAGCTATATGTATCTCTAAATTTAGGAGTTATCTCTACAGTGAAGTGTCCAGTTTCAGTATAGTTCAAGCTACCACTTCTTATTGTTTGATAGGCGTAATCAGAAGCTGATCGTCCTCCTCTTTCTGTAGGTTGCTTCAATGTTTGGTCAGAGAACTTATATAACATATCGTAAGGAAAACCTGCTACGAAATCAACACTTGTTAAATTAGCTATGACTGTTCCTTCTGTGGTGGATGTCCTCGTGAAAGGGTACTTATGTCCTTTCTTTGAGTATATCTCAACTCCATTAGGATCATAAGGAAATCCACTTATAGTAGTTAACTTAGTCGATGCACTATAACTAAAAGACAACTCAGACTTATCCAACCTACTGTCTAACAATAAAGCATAGTTCTCGTTACCATCCTTTAAGTTGTTCTCCATAGGTATCTTCTCTAAGTAAGTAGAGTCGGAGTCTTTAGTGATAACATAAAGATCAGCTTCGATAAAATGAGCACTTATTATTTCCCTGGAGAAAGTAAACTTCTGCCAAGCGGATTGAACCTTTTCTTTATTTTGCCAAAAGAATTTATAGACAAACATTGTAGTTCTATCACCGTTCAAAGCTACGATTAAGTCTTGAACAGAAGAACCTACCATTAACTCTAAAGTCGAAGGAATATAAGTAGGTACTTGTGCAGTTATTTCAGAAGCATCAAATATATTATTATCAGCATCCACATAGTACTCCATTAATCCTTCACTATTATTCCTTTTAAAATTAAAGTATAAATAGTTATTAATTACTAAAGGTGTAATTGTCTCCGAAGAATCATACTCTGTTGTCGGTGTGATGCTGACTGTTTTAGGAGTAAGCAATTCATTCCCTCTTAACACAAACTGAGTCCTATTGGAAAAGATTACAAGTTTCTCTTGAAAAGGAACAGCGTGTTGTAACTCCACTACTTTTGTGTGACTAATACCCACATCAATTGGAGCGGAGTCTAATAAACTTAAAACACTTGTCCTCCACAAATTAAAGTACTCATCCGCTTCACTGAACACTACATTATTCTTAGTCAGGAAACCTAGTCTATTCTTAAAAAAGAACATATCTTTAATTTTACTTCCCACTAAACTAGGAGCAGGATTACTTCTATCATCTCCTACTTTCCTTGCGTCCCAAGAAGCGACATCTAGTGTCCAGTAATTAAAGGAAGTATCTGTAGGTTTTAACTGTAAAGGCAGAGTATTAAAGTTTAAAAGTGATTGAATACCTTCTGATACTCCTTCAGTATCATCTTCATTTTTCCATCCTATAGTTTCTACCCAAGTACCTTCTCCAAATTCGTTGTTATCTTTTGTCTTGAATCTTACGTAGTAGTCATCTTGGTCTAGTTCAGGATCACCTATTACTTTCACTCTAAAATTACGATAACATTTAGCAGGTAAATCTGTTATGCTGGAAACTTCTTTGTAAATAACACCTAGTCCTTGATCCGCTAGTCCATCCGCAGCTCTTATAGTAAAGTCACTGCCTATTACATAACGAGTAGTTAAAGCCCAAGGCGTAGCTAAATTTGTACGTGTCGTTGCTATCCAATATGTAGAGTAATTTGCACCTACTCCAGGTTCATCTGTACTGGATGCTGTGTGGTCTTGTATGCACTTGTAAAATTGATTGTTATGAGAGACATAAGAAACCCTAGAGATTCTAATAACAGCATCTTTACTTTCTGTTCTAATCGCAGCTGATGCTTCTATTGTAGCAGTTCCTGTCGCAGATGTAGGAATAGGAGCAATGTTAGGTCCAAAAATCGTAAGTTTGTTCCAGTCCTCCCAACTCCACTCTGTTGTTGGAGTTTTTACTTCAGGTCTAAATGTAATTATAGGAGCAGGGTAAGAACTATCGTATCCAGTCCCTCCGTACAGCATAGTAACACTTTGTACTACACCTCCTTGGACATCACAGATACCCTTTGCTCCTTGTCCTTTTAAAACTCCATTACTATCATACTGTTCTACAACAGCAGTCACTCGATAACCGTCAGCTAATATAGTAAAGTTTGATGATGAAGTATTTAAATAAGCCACATAATTTGCTCCTCCACTTGTAATTGTAATGTCAGATATAACATTAGTTGATTGAGTGTAGTTATAAGCTATTAAATCACTGAGGTCTTTTGCAATGTGTCCTGTGTCTGCATCAAAGCCATCACCTCCTGGTCCACTTCGATATGTAGCAGGATACTCAGCGTCAGGTGCGTGATCGTTTGTATGTCCTTGAGAAAATGCTGCACTGTTAAAAGGTACTAATAAATCATCGATGTATACATTATAGTTCTTCTTATAGTCTCCTAGTTTAACAAAAAGTAAAGCTTCCCTTTCTAAAGGGGTTGAGAGATCAGTAGAAAAAATAGATACAGTCTGTTCTTTATTTGCTATGAAAGTATAATCAGCAACAGTAAGTGCTTTAACATCTTCTCTAGGATTAGATATATTATTTAAATACGCTTGTGCTCGTGTACTTATGCTTACTTGTGCCACAGGATTACCTGTGTTTAAATTGAAAAGAGAGACTGCACAAAGAGATACTTTATTCTCTAATACACAAGCAAACCTATTGTCATCATCTCTGTCTATGTATTGAACAAAGGAGTCATCACTGATCGGACTAGTGAATAATTTATTGATGTGCCTTGTATTAGGACGCTTAACAAGTCCTTCTACAACAGTAGCCCAAGCATTAATCTGTTCGTCACATTGCCCTGGAAACCGTAAGTTGTCAGGTTGTTGTGAAACCCCTTGTGCTAAGTTAGGAACACTGTTTACTAGCAAAGGCATCTCTATCGATCAAGTACTCGTAATACGCTGTAGTTATCGAAGATGGTTCTATCTGCATTCTCAGAGTCACTCTCAATAGCTCTTGCTTTCGCTTCAATCTCATCTCTTAAAGCAAACCCTTCTATCTCTCTACTCCCTAAGAATCGGGCAGCAAAAATACGAGCTGCTTTAACAGATATGTAATGTCTAAATTGTTCAGGTAATTCTTCGTAAGCTAACTCAAAAGTTATAATAGCTTTTAAGCTCTTAGTCCAAGTATCCCTGTGGTTTTTCCTGTCGTATAATTTAAGACCTCGTTGTACAGGATCAGTGTCCGTGTTTAACTCAGGGTCTAAATCTACTTTTAAAGTGTTAACAGGAAGAGTAATCTTACTAGTACCTGAATCAGGAACTAAAGGATAATCATACTCAGTGTTGTAATGCCAGCCTTCCGATTGGATTGCTTTGCTTGTCTCGTTTAAAACAGACTCAGCTTGAACGACAGTCACAGGAACAGCACTTGTGCCTCCTAATGTATTAACAGGTGATTCTCCTATTACAGAGATCATTATGTTTACTGCGTCAAGTTTAGTCGTTAAAGCCATAGCATTGTTTAGTAAATAAAAATATCAGTGAAGGGAAGGGATTCCGCTACGCAGTCCCCCCTCCCCACACCGAAGAGAGAATCCTTATTAAGCAATAAGTTCGATAGAACACTCAGGACGGAGGATTCCGTGTCCCATAGCATACTTAGCAACGAACAATGTACCTTGACGCTCAATCTGATATTCAGACTCAGTAGCAAGATCAAGAAGCTTTACAGTTCCTACAGCAGCAGAGTGTCCTACGATACCCAAACTATTGCTGAAGTCACCATCATATCCGTCAGTAGCTGCAAACAAATCATTACTACTACCTGCATCTCCTGAGTTTGTTCCAGAAGCGGAAGTCAAATCAGTTGAAGGGATGTTGTTAGATTTGTAGATAGTGATACCTGCAATCTGAGGAATTGATCCAGAAGCAACGCTACCTAAACCTCCTACGTCTTTATTGACGGCAGAAGTAGAGATGGCAAGAGCACCTGCACCACCAGTAATGAGCCTGTAATACTCTTGTGGACGAAGCACTGCGAAACGACCTTCACTTGGAACGTCATTTTCATCGAGCTTCTGAGCAGCAGTGAAAAAGGCAGCAGTTAACTCAGCACCTGTAACAGTAGCTGGAGTACCCACACTACCTGGAGCAGAGAAGTCGTTGTTAGGAACATCTAATCTTCCTCCAACTTTACCACCTGTGATAACAGAAGCTGAACGAGCTGCACCGATGAATGACTTAGCTACTGCTTTATCAAAACGAAGAGCAAGAGCCTTACCAATCTCGTTCGCGTAAACGGAACGAATATCGTAGTGATTCTTTACATCGTCAATGTTAGCCAAGAAAGTAGAAGCCAACAGTACCTTATCGATAGTGATGGTTTGTTCAGCTTTCTTGATGTCGCTCAAGTATGAGTTTCCACCATCAGCAATGTTTTCGCCAGGTGTGTGGTAAGAAGCAGATGCAATTCCAGTAACTGGGAACTGAGCTGATTTACCGTTTTCGATTGTGCGAACAGTATGTAGTGGTTTGAAGACGTTAGACTCCTCAAAGGTTTGCAAGATTTCTCCGCTAAACTTTTTAAGAAACAAAGCATCTACATCATTAGCACTATTAACCTGTCCTACACGTGAGGGGGATGTATTTCCATTAGCCATAATATATGTGTGTTGTAATTGTTATTATTAGTATTTGTTTTTCGACTTTCGTTTGAACCTTTGATCGAGATTGTCCACCGCAGTGGGTCTT